AAAATTAAAACATTATATTACAAACAAACAAAAAGCAATCGAATTTTCAAGCAATCGGCATTCTTGACTCTCAGCGTTTACAAAAGCAAATCATTCACAAGAAGACAACTGATTTTACTATTCTTCCGTTGAAATTCGCAAGCTTTGATACTCATTCACTCAAACACATACAACACTCCCACCAGCAAATTACCAGCAACTAAAATATTGCAATGGAGATCCAAGCCAAGAGTATTATGTTTGGTTCTTTCAGGTGTACTTTTCAACATCCTTGTGTAAATAAAGCAGTGATTGCCACAGAGACCAAGAAGGTGTTTATGAGCACACCGCACATTGTTGATCCATTTGTCCAATTGGCAAAGGATTTGGAACCTTATTTGCAGAGGCGAATGGACGCAACCATTCGCACCAAAGCAAATGGAATGCGTATGTATCGGCACAAAACCGATAAACAATTGCAACGCATCTACAAGATGCGGGAACAGAGGGAGGCAGAGAGAATGGCTTTTCTCAAGGCAGATGCATCTATTATCACAACCATCAGCATAGCTGGTGGAAGTGTTCCCAGCGCTATGCAAGAATTTGTTGTGCATAAGCGCCCACTCAACAAGACAGCGTCAGCCAAACAAAGACGCACATTTTGCCCTCTGAAGTTCAGAAGCGGGCACTTTGAGAAACTTCTCAAGGATGTAAAGAACATCGCTGTGGCGAATGACCTCGCAATTGAGGTTATAGGAAAACGAACCAACAGAGTCACATATGTGAGAAATAACTCACAAGTGGTTGCAAGGGTTGAATTGCAACATATGAATGGTAAGATTCGGAGGGTAGACTGTGTGATGCCTCCATCAAATGCACGTATAGTGTCATACCTTGCACGAACAACAACCTGGGGATCGCGCATAAATTGCGATAAACTCGTGGCAGGAGATAGTGGGAAAGTATTCCAATCTTCATTGTGTGTCGGAAACATCGGACGATCATTTAATAATTTATTTATCGTCCGTGGCCGCTACGAAGGCAAGTTGTTTGATGCTAGGTCCAAGATCACAAACAGTGCATTTAATGGAATGCAACACTTTTCAAATGCTGAAAACTTCTGGAAAGGTTTGGATGACAACTGGGCAAGGTTTAGAGACGAAACGGATCATGTATGTACGCCCAATTATTCAGTTAATGAGTGCGGGAAGGTGGCAGCACTTGTCACACATAGCATTTTACCATGCTATAAAATTACTTGTGCAATTTGTGCCAAAAAGTTTGTTGGGAAAACCAACACTGAACTCCAAGAAGAAATGAACGAGAATCTACTACGAGGTTTAACGAGATTACAAGCCGAGGCTAGCAATTTCATCCACGTACGTCGATTATTTGAGTTTCTCCAAAACATGATTGCACCAACTGGTGATGCGACAGATGCGTTTGATGCAGTGTTCAAATTATCAAATGATAAGTTGCAGAGCCCATTTAAGTATATCAACGTGCTTAATGATTTCTTTTTGCGTGGTAAAGAGAATAATGCAACTCAATGGGGCGAAGCGCGCAATAGTTTGTTGGAACTAGCCCGTTTCCAAAAGAACAGAACTGACAACGTCAAGAAAGGTGACATAGGTTCTTTTAGAAACAAATTGTCTGCAAAGGCAAACTACAACTTCTATCTGGCCTGCGACAACCAATTGGACAAAAATGCCAATTTCCTATGGGGCCAGCGCGAATACCATGCAAAGCGATTTTTCTTGAACTTCTTCGAGGAGATAGACCCAAACAAAGGGTATGCAGCATATGAATATCGCTTGGGACCAAATGGATCACGAAGGCTTGCAATAGGAAGTCTAATAGTTCCATTAGACTTATCAGAGTTTCGTAACCGCATGAAGGGTGAGTTTGTAAAGCAGCCTGGGACATCAAAGAAATGTGTGAGCATGCGAGATGGAAACTTTCTTTACCCTTGTTGCTGCACAACACTGGATGATGGAAGTGCAATTGAGTCAACACTCTATGCGCCAACCAAGAAGCATCTTGTGATAGGGAACTCTGGCGATGCTAAATATGTTGATTTGCCTAAAGGAGAGTCTGAAATGTTGTATGTTGCTCGCGAAGGCTATTGTTACATCAACGTTTATTTAGCAATGCTTGTAAATGTGAAAGAGGATGAAGCAAAAGACTTCACAAAGAAAGTGCGTGATCTATGTGTGCCCAGGCTTGGGAAGTGGCCAACTCTAATGGACTTAGCCACGACATGCGCACAACTTCGAATTTTCTTCCCAGACGTGCATGACGCTGAATTGCCACGCATACTTGTTGACCACAACAATCAAACATGCCACGTCGTGGATTCGTATGGATCCATAACAACTGGGTATCACATACTGAAGGCATCAACGGTATCACAATTGACATTGTTCGCCAGTGATGAACTTGAATCTGACATCAAGCATTACCGTGTTGGAGGAAAATTGAATACACCCGCACCAACTGATGCGGATGAATGTTTAGGTGGTGGGCGGACACAGCATATACATAAAACGCTAATGAGTGAACACCACGCCATAAAAGTCTTGATTCGTGGAATCTTCAGGCCAAAGTTGATGCGGGAATTACTCCTTGATGAGCCATACATTATGTTAATGTCGGTGGTGTCTCCTGGTATTTTGATGGCCATGTTTAATAATGGAGCTTTTGAGATTGCAACAAAGTTGTGGATAAACGAGAAGCAATCGGTTGCAATGATAGCTACAGCATTGTCAAATCTAGCCATGAAAGTTTCAGTTGCCGAGACTTTGCTGCAGCAGTTGCAAATCATTGAGAACTCGTCCGGCGACCTGCTAGACATCACATGCGATGGATTTAAACTCAATCTTACATACCAAACCTCATTGGTATTGTTACATCGCTTACGAGATAGGCACGATGGAGACAAAGAGTTGAACCAGTATGGTTTCTTGAACTATGAGGGAGATGTGGTTCGAATACTTGAAAAAAACTATCTCGATCTCTTAGCAGAAGAATGGCAAGGCTTAACATGGCGGGAAAAATTATCTGCAACTTGGCATGCGCGAAAGCAAAAACGCACGTGTGTAAAATATTTGCACCCGCTCAAAACAGCAGATTTCGGCGGAATGTACAATATCTCACCAAGTGCATTACACGCACGAGTTGTGACCCAATGTAAGCTGTTTTTCACCCATAAGAAGAGGAAAACTGCAGAATTTGTGAATAATAGATGCATAAGTATATCTTCTTTCTTTTTGCGTAGGATATTTCGTCGGCTACCTAATGTTAGAGTATTGCTTACTAGTATGTTCATTATTGGAACTTTAGTTAATATAATGGGATCAGCTCATCTCATTATTCTGGATAGTGCAGAGCACAAGAGGGAAGCTGAAAGAGCTAAAATTCGTGACAAAGAGGATGCATGCGCTGAACTATATACCAATTTGTCACGGAGATTGGGACGAACACCAACTTGGGAGGAATATAAAGAGCACCTCGCCATAGTCAACAGAGAGTTGGTTGAGTTTGTGGGTGACACACCACAAAGTGAAGAGGTTGAGCACCAAAAATCCACCAGTGATATCAAGAGCGTCGAACATGTTGTCGCATTCATCTCACTTGTGATAATGATGTTTGATGCAGAGCGTAGCGATTGTGTGTTCAAAACTTTGAATAAATTTAAAGGAATCATTTCGTCATTGGATTCTGAAGTTCGTCACCAGTCACTGGACACTATACTAGAGGACTTCGATGATCGCAACCAAGTGGTGGATTTTGAGCTCAATGATGAGGTTAACAATGCATACTCCGGAGGAGAAGTTCATTTTGAGACTTGGTGGAATACTCAAGTCGAGAGAGGTTTTACACTTCCCCACTACCGCACTGAAGGGCAGTTTATTGAGTTCACGAGAGCAAACGCAGCAAAGGTTGCAAGTGATATCAGCCATAGCAGTGAAACTGATTTTCTTATAAGAGGAGCGGTTGGTTCTGGCAAATCAACCGGCCTGCCATATCATTTAAGTAAGTCGGGGAGGGTGCTATTAATTGAACCGACGAGGCCACTTGCAGAGAATGTATATAAGCAGTTGTCGGGAAGCCCATTCTTTTTAAAGCCAACAATGCGCATGCGTGGGAATAGTGTGTTTGGGTCCTCGCCTGTATCAGTTATGACAAGCGGCTTTGCATTACATTTCTTTGCCAATAACTTGGCACAGTTATCTGATGTCCAATTCGTCATAATTGATGAATGTCATGTGATGGATGCATCTGCAATGGCGTTCCGGTGTCTGCTACATACATACCATGCAACTTGTAAGGTATTAAAGGTTTCTGCTACACCTCCTGGGCGTGAGGTAGAGTTTACAACACAGCATCCTGTCAAATTGATAGTGGAGGAAAGTCTTTCTTTCAAATCTTTTGTTGATGCGCAAGGTAATAACTCAAACGCTGATGTTATTCAGTATGGTTCAAACATCCTCGTCTATGTCGCAAGTTACAATGAAGTGGACCAATTGTCAAAACTGCTAACAGAAAAAGGTTATGCCATAACCAAAGTGGATGGGCGTACGATGAAACATGGTGATTTAGAAATTGTCACAAAGGGCACAGCCAGTAAACCACACTTCGTCGTCGCCACAAACATCATTGAAAATGGAGTTACCCTTGACATCGATGTGGTGGTTGACTTCGGAATGAAAGTTTCACCGTTTTTGGATGTTGACAATAGGAGTGTGGCATACACCAAAGTAAGTGTCAGTTATGGAGAGAGAATCCAGAGACTTGGACGTGTTGGCAGAATTCAACCCGGTACAGCACTTCGCATTGGACATACTGAAAAAGGTTTGATTGAAATTCCAAGCATGATCGCAACTGAAGCAGCACTGTATTGCTTTGCGTACAATCTGCCAGTCATGAATGGAAAAGTGTCAACGAGTTTACTAGCTAAGTGTACAGTACGACAGATTCACACAATGCACAATTTTGAACTGAGCCCATTCTTTCTTGTGAACTTCGTCTCGCATGATGGAACAATGCATCCCGTTGTGCATGAAATCCTGAAGAAATACAAACTGCGAGATTCGGTGATTTCATTGAGTGAGCAGGCAATACCATACCGCGCATCAGCTGACTGGATGTCGGTTTTCGAGTATAACCGCATAGGGGTCAAATTAGAGCTTCCTGAGGATGTGAAAGTAGCCTTTCACATTCGAGATATTCCTCCAAAGCTGCACGAAGATTTGTGGAAAGCTGTATTGAAGTACAAAACGGGTGCAATCTTCCCTACAATTAAATCTGCTTCAATAAGTAAGATTGCGTACACACTGAGCACTGATCTGTATGCTATTCCACGAACGCTCATAATCATTGATAAATTAATCGAAGATGAGCGAACAAAGCAGTACCAATACAAGAGCATGATTGATAATGGATGCTCAAGCTTGTTCTCGATAGTTGGGATAACAAATACTCTACGAGCCAAGTATTCGACCGACTATACAGGAGAAAACATAAGAAAGTTGGAGGCAGCTAAGGCACAACTGAAAGAATTTCAGAACTTGAATGGATCCGATGATGGCATGAAACTAATTCGCAAATTTGAATCTTTGCAATATGTGCATCATCAATCGAAGCGACTGTTGGCAAAGCATATGGGACTGAAAGGAATTTGGAACAAAGCACTCATGGCACGAGATGGGATAATTGCATGCGGTGTTGCTGCTGGTGGTATTTGGATGTTGTATACTTGGTTCACCCATACTATCAGCAATGTTCATCATCAAGGTAGAGCGAAATCGAAGAGAATCCAAGATCTCAAGTTTCGAAAGGCTCGAGACAAGAGGTCTGGCTTTGAAATTGATAATAATGATGACACCATTGCTGAGTATTTCGGAACTGCTTACACAAAGAAAGGAAAAGGCAGAGGCACTACAGTTGGAATGGGCAAGAGCTCTCGCAAGTTCATCAACATGTATGGATTCGAGCCTGGTGAGTTTTCATACATACGATTTGTGGATCCACTAACCGGTGCTCAAATTGAAGAAAATGTGTATGCAGACATTGTTGACATTGCTGATTCATTTGGGGAGATTCGGCGTCAGAAACTCTTGGACGACGAAATCTCTGTGGAGGCAATGGAGTACCATCAGACCATTCATGTATACTTAATAAAGGATTGGTCAAACAAAGCTCTCAAAGTAGATCTAACACCTCACAATCCTCTTCGAGTTGGGGAAAGATTCAATGGAATCGCCAAATATCCTGAACGGCAAGGAGAACTGAGACAAACTGGGGCTGGTGTTGAGGTGGATATATCAGAGATACCAAAGCAAGAGGTAGTACATGAATCAAAGGCCCTTCTTCGTGGATTGCGTGACTACAACCCCATTTCTCAGGCAATCTGTCGTTTAACAAGTTCATCAGAACACGGGACTTGTACAACATACGGAATTGGCTTTGGTGCAATGATAATAGCAAACCACCACCTTTTTAAGAGTTTCAATGGCAGCTTAGAAATTCGCTCACAGCATGGAGTGTTCCGCATCCCAAACATGATGTCTATGCAAGTTGTGGCTCTCAAAGGAAAGGATATCATCATCATTAAAATGCCTAAGGACTTTCCAGTTTTTCCACAGCGACTACATTTCAGGCAACCAAATGAATCAGAGCGCGTGTGTTTAGTTGGAGCTACGTTCCAGGAAAAGTACATCGCCCCCACTATTTCAGAAACGAGTACAACTCACCCAGTGCAAAGGAGCACGTTTTGGAAACATTGGATTTCCACTGATGATGGACATTGTGGTCTCCCCATTGTGAGCACAACTGATGGTCTCATACTCGGAATTCATAGTCTTGCAAACAACAGAAATAGTGAAAACTATTACACTGCCTTTGATGGCAAGTTTGAAAGCGAGTACTTACGAAACCCAGAGCATGCCGAATGGGTCAAAAACTGGAAGTACAACCCGAATACAGTGCTGTGGGNTCCTCTAAAGTTGACCAGTAGCACTCCTTCAGGCATGTTCAAAACAACAAAGATCATTGAGGATCTCTTCAAGGGAGACACTGAACAAGTGCGTGAGCAGGGCCAAAACTTTCCTTGGATGTTAGATGCTCTTCAAGGTAATTTGCAAGCCATAGCATACATGAAGAGTCAGCTCGTGACGAAACATGTTGTGAAGGGCGAGTGCATCATGTTCAAGACTTATCTTGAGTGCGATACTGAGGCGCGCGAATTCTTTCAACCCAAAATGTGGGCATATGGTAAGAGTCTGTTGAACAGGGAAGCATACATTAAAGACATCATGAAGTATTCGAAACCAATTGATATTGGTGTTGTCAATTGTGATGCTTTTGAAGAGGCTATATGCCGTGTGATTCTATACATGCAGTTAAAAGGGTTTAAGGAATGCACTTTCATAACTGATGAGGAGGCTATTTTCAGTGCACTTAATATGAAGTCAGCTGTCGGAGCAATGTATGGTGGAAAGAAGAAGGACTACTTCGCAGATTACACAGATGCTGACAAGTATCAAATAGTCCGTGACAGTTGTCTCCGTCTATATCGAGGTGATTTGGGGGTTTGGAACGGTTCACTAAAGGCTGAGCTCAGATCGAAGGAGAAAATTGCAGCCAACAAAACGCGAACTTTCACAGCTGCACCAATTGATACACTGCTTGGTGGCAAAGTTTGCGTTGATGATTTCAACAACCAATTTTATTCAAAGAACATTGATTGTTGTTGGACAGTCGGCATGACAAAGTTCTATGGAGGATGGAATAGATTGCTCACAGCGCTGCCAGACGGATGGGTTTACTGTGACGCAGATGGATCGCAGTTCGACAGCTCTCTAACTCCTTATTTAATCAATGCTGTTCTCTCAATTCGATTAGCATTCATGGAGGACTGGGATATTGGGTTCCAAATGCTGCAAAATTTGTACACAGAGATAATTTACACTCCAATCTCGACCCCAGATGGTACAATTGTGAAGAAATATCGAGGAAACAATAGTGGACAACCTTCCACTGTTGTGGATAATTCACTAATGGTTGTGCTAGCAATGCACTATGCATTTGTCAAAGAGGGCATCCCTTTTGAGGAGATTGATATGCACTGCAAATTTTTCGTCAATGGAGATGATTTGTTAATTGCAGTTTCCCCTAATGACATTGACATGCTGGACAATCTCAGTGAACATTTTTCAGAGTTGGGGTTAAACTATGACTTTCCCTCAAGAACACATGACAAGACACAGTTGTGGTTCATGTCACACTGTGGGATATCAGTCGAAGGGAAATTCATTCCAAAGTTGGAGGAAGAGAGAATCGTATCGATATTGCAATGGGATCGCGCAATTCTTCCTGAGCATAGATTGGAGGCAGTGTGTGCAGCAATGATTGAGTCATGGGGCTATCCTCAACTAACACATGAGATTAGAAGATTCTATAGTTGGTTGCTGGAACAAGCACCATACAATGAGTTAGCGTCCAACGGTAAAGCGCCTTATATCTCGGAACTAGCTCTCAAGAAGTTGTACTTAAACAATAATTTGGAGAGTGAAGAACTTGAAGCATATCTGAAGATGTTCGCCGAATTGGATGATGAGTTTGAGTGTAGTCAATACGAGGTGCGCCACCAAGCGGATGAGAAACTAGCGGTGCTGGATGCGGCTGAGGAAGACAAGAAGAAGAGAGCTAAGAATGAACAGCCGGTTGATGCGTCAAATTTGAAAGGAAAGGAGAAAGGAGTGTCTACATCCAGGGACAATGATGTAAACACTGGAACAACTGGGACTTTTACAGTACCAAGAATCAAAGCAATAACGAGTAAGATGAGGATGCCGAAAGTAGGCGGCACCACGATTTTAAATCTGGATCATTTACTCACATATACACCTCAACAGATAGACATTTCAAACACAAGATCTACGCACAGCCAATTCGATAATTGGTATGCTGCAGTTAAAAATGTTTATGATGTTGGAGACGCTGAGATGCAAACCATTATGAATGGATTAATGGTTTGGTGCATTGAAAATGGAACCTCACCAAACATAAATGGCGTCTGGACCATGATGGATGGAGAGGAGCAAGTTGAATATCCATTGAAGCCCGTGATCGAGAATTCGAAGCCTACTTTTCGTCAGATCATGGCTCATTTTTCTGATGTCGCTGAGGCATACATTGAGATGAGGAATAAGAAGGAACCATACATGCCACGCTATGGTCTAATCCGGAATTTGCGAGACTTGAGTCTTGCACGATACGCTTTTGACTTCTATGAAGTCACATCGCGCACCCCTACCAGGGCACGTGAAGCCCACATACAGATGAAGGCAGCGGCTTTAAAATCTGCTCAGACACGTATGTTTGGACTTGACGGTGGCATCAGTACACAAGAGGAGAACACTGAGAGGCACACCACAGAAGATGTGAGCCCCAACATGCATACTTTGCTTGGGGTGAGAAATATGTAGTATCATGTGCCATCAGGGATGAAATATTATTATATGTAGTATGCAATATATAATATGGCTTTTCCTGTACTTTCTTTATGTGAACACTACTGTACTAATAGTGAGTATTTTTACTTCAGTGAGAATGTGAGGTGGCCGTCTTGAAACTCCATCAAGCGGGTGACTTGCATTTTCATCAGTATTTGTTTTCGTAAGCATAAAGATTCCTCGCGAGGTCGAGAGTGACTAGACTGAAACACCATCAGCTAGGTGATCGTAGACTGAGAGGAGGAGAC